CGGGGCTGCAAGTCGAGCTGTGGCGGCAGCTGGGTTACACGGTCAACGGATATTACTACATATTGATCGAGCATGAACCGCCCTACCAGGTCAACGTCATCGGCCTGGATAAAGAGTGGATTGAGATCGGGATCACAGAAGTCTACCGCGCCGTGCAGCTGTGGCAGCGTTGGGAATCTAACGTGATGCCTACCGGCTACGGCACCGGGCATGATCTAATGACCGTGCCTCAGTGGATGATGAACCGGCTGCAGTATCCATGAACAAGCAAACGCACCGGCATTTCCTTAGACAGCTGCATCAATCGCAGTCTGCCGTCTGTGCCGTGGCTATGTATCTGACCCGGTTAGGAATGAACATCCAGGTAAACGGGCTGCACTATGCGCCAACACACAATGAACGAGAACAGTATGCGGATCTTGGTGATCTGTGTGTGCTGAAAAGAATTGAAGTCAAGCAGCAAACTAATGACTGGACTGGCATACAAGACTATCCATTTAAAGACGCCCTGGTATGTACAAAATCATCCTGGGATAACGCGCGGGAAAAGCCGCTTGGCTACATCATATTAAATCGTATGGGTACGCACGCCATGATGATTAATCATGATTCAAAAATGTATTGGTATGAGAAAGAAATAACTGACTCACGCAGAAACACCACGGCACCGACTTATGCGTGTCCATTGGAGTTTATTAAGTTTGTAAATCTGGAGGAAATATTAAGTGAATTAAGACCTGGTTAAACCTGGTGCTAGCACCTCCTTAGCCTTCCCTTGGGCTGAATAATGCTGGCAGAGACATGACTCTCGATCATTACCAGTTAAGCAAAACGGCAACGCGCCCACGCTGCCGGGTCTTTCAAAACTAAACGATAGAGGAGCTATGAATCCAATCGATAATATTGTGAGAAAACTAGAGAAGCCGAGCCTGAAACATTGGACCGGCAGAATGAAACGCCTGTTCCCAAAAGGAGACAAAAAATGAGTGAAGAAAATAAATCTTTAGTTGCCAGTTTAGCGGACAAATATGAAATGAAACGCGAGGCATTTTTGGACACTGTCAAAAAAACAGTGATGCCGAGTGCAAACGTCAGCAATGAACACCTGGCTGCATTTTTAATGGTGGCTAAAGAAGTTGATTTAAATCCACTGACAGACCAGATCCATGCGTTTCCGCACAAAGGCGGAGTTAAGGCGATGATCGGCGTGGATGGCTTCATTGCGATAGCCAACCGTCACCCAGCATTTGACGGCATGGAAGTGAACCTGAACCGGGATGGGGAAGGGCAAGTCATATCGGCAACTTGCAAAATCCATCGGAAGGACCGTTCCCATCCCACAGTTATTGATGAAGAAATGGATGAGTGCAAACGGAACACGGAACCCTGGAAGCAGCATCCAAAAAGAATGCTACGCCACAAGGCCATAGCACAGTGCGTCCGTGTCGCATTTGGTGGCAGCAACCTGATTGATGAGGATGAGGCCCGTGACATGGGTTATGACCCAAACAAACGCGAGATGAAAGACATCACAGAAGAAGCAAAGCAGAATGAATCTGATCTGCAGAAGCGCTTGGAATCTGCTGCAGAAACCAAAACAGAAGATCCGCCGGAAACCGTGGGGAAAGTAGCAGAAACCAAAGACGGCCCCGTGTCAATTGAGGTGGATGCCAAAACCCCGTATGAGCTGGCCCAGGACAAGATCCGAAGCTACACGCGCAAACGTGATCTGGAAAGCTACCTCAAAGTTTCCAAGTCTATGAAGTGGCCGCAGATTGGATTCACTGCAAAGCAGATTAAGGATCTGGAAAAGCTAGGTCAGGAACGCTGGAATCAAATAGACCAGGGTGACCTTGATGATGTCATGGCAAACGCTGATGAAGTTAGCGGAAGCAGCTGAAATCTCAGGTCTGCATATTGATACCCTGCGGCGCAGCTGCCGCGCTGGTGAGCTGAAACACCGCAGGGTATCCCACGATCATTCCGGGATTCTGATCGAGCATCAGGATCTGGTTAACTATTTAAAACGCCGTGAAATCTATCTAGCAGAGTACGAGCCAATGCCGCGCATGATCCCATCTAAACGTAAAGCAGCACCCGTTACCAGGGACCAGGTGAATGCAGCTGTGGAGGAGTATCTGAAACGCGGTGGCACCATCAACCGCATTGAACCGCCGGAGCCGTCAGAGTATCACCCGGCTAATGTTCCCACAGAAATCATTGACGATATTGAATCATGATCTGGCAAATCAACCCGGAAGATGAACACCCCAAGCCATTCAAAGCAGAGATCCTGCACCGTGGCTGCATCCGATACAACCCGCAGAAACTGCTTAGAAAACTAATCAAGGAAGTGGAAAGGAAGAATGAAAATAAAAAACAGATCTAAACTTGCCTGGGGATGGTTTTGTTATTGGCTCTTAATGATTCCGGGCGCATGGAGATTGACAAAATACCAATCATTTGAATGGATCTTATGGGCTGGTTATTACGGATTTGATAAATGCAAACGGTGTAATAAATCAATCGCACTGAAACATGATTTAGAAGGGAACTGCTTATGACTGATCAACAATACGATGAAATTTTGCGGCAGCTGGCCGAGATGCAAAGTAACCAAATATCGGATGAAACCATGAAAATCGTTGTCGATATGCTGAAGGACATTACCCTGTTTTTACATGAGCAGGCTAAGGTTTTTAACCGGGTGCAAGAATATCTGGATGAAGAAGATCACCAGATACAAAAACCTGAACCTATGGTGAGCTGATGACTGTAACGCCATCGGACGGCTTCATTCTGTACCACAGAAACCTCAAAACCCATCACATACGATCCAAGCCGGTGCTGTTCAGTTATTGGATGCACTGCTTAGAATCGGCAGCCTGGAAGGATCATAAAGTGTGGTGGAATAATGAGGAGCATTTGCTGGAGCGCGGCAGCTTCATATCATCTGCATCAAGAGACTCGGATGCACTAGGGTTGTCACGGCAGCAGATCAGAACGGCACAAAAGTATCTTGCAAAGTGTCAAATGATAACCATCAGTCCAACCAACGGCGGAACCCTCATCAGCGTCTGCAATTACTCAACCTGGCAGAATTGGAAAGTGATACTTAACCAGGGTAGCAACCAGCAACTAACCAGCGATCAACCAACGCCTAACCAGCAACTAACCAGCGGCCAACCACAACAGAAAGAAGGAAAAGAAAGAAAAGAAGGAAAAAGAAGGAAAAGAATAACTACAGATGCACCCAAATATTCCGAGGCATTTGAAAAGTTCTGGAAGATCTATCCGAAGCAAGAAAACAAAGCTGAAGCATTTGAACTCTACCAAGAGCTGCAGCCTGATCATGAAAAGGAACTTCTGGAGTTTGCTTTCAGCTACGGCGCCGAGTTCTCAAGAGCCAGGAAACAATATGCACAGAAAGCAAAGTACATTCTTAGAAATATGGATTGGAAAACCTGGATGGAAAGCCACCAGCAAACCAAACGGGAATCGGATCCAGAACCCGTCAGAGATATCAAACCGCCAGCTACTGGCGTCAGATCCTACGGAGCCTATGCGCTCCGCGTCAGAGATCAATGCAAAGGCATCGACACTGCCATCATCAAAGCCGCCTTTGAAGAAGGCATCGATGTCAACCAACTCATCCAAAACCATCAGCAAGAGGCCGTATGATCCAAAAGTATTACGACAGCAAACAGGCTGTTGAATTCTATTTGCGTCAATTCAACATCAAGATTACCGAGCGCACCATCCAACGCTGGTGCCGATCCGGCAGGCTTAAGTCCATCAAGCCTGGCAAAAGCAGATACATGACCAAGGAACATCTCATCGCAGCACTAGAGTTCTCACCTAACAGCTGGGAAGCTCAAACGCAGGCGTAAAAAAAAGCTTGACGCCGCCTCAAACTGGACGATACCACTGCAATCATGGCTAAGAAATGGATTCCAACCCCAGAGATCCTGAAGGACATCGAGCAGATGGCAGCCAGTGGTCTGAATGAGCAGGATATCGCTTGGAATATCGGCATTGACCCTGGCACGCTGACACGCAAGAAGCATGACTTTGAACAGATCGAGCAGAGTATATCGCGCGGGCGCGCGCAAGGAGTTCGGCGCGTAACCTCTGCGCTTGTCGAGCAGGCTGAAGCCGGGAACACGCAGGCCGCTGTGTTCTATCTGAAGAACCGCCGCCCGGACCAGTGGAATGACATCCAGGCCGTGTCACAGATCCAGGTCAATCTCGGCAGGCTGTCAGACTCGCAGCTGCTGGATGAGCTACGCAAAGATCCGCAGATGCTGAACGCAGCAGGATTGGAAATCGAGCAGCAAATCGAGAACTAAACTACCACAATTCTACCACAATCCAGTTGATGCCTGAAGAATCGCCAATGATATCAAGGACATCTGCGTCAGGCTCACGGTCTACAGATCCGTGTGTCACCCTGGATGGGCGTGATGGCGAGCAGATCCAGGTGCTGGTACGCAGCCCGGAGCCAGATGATCAGGCGCTGGGCCTGGTCCTGGACTGCATGACGCGGTCTGCAGCAGATCACAGCCCTTGGAATCAGTACTTAAGATCTGATATGTCAGTATCTGATATATCAGTCAAGTTGGATGGTTCTCGGCGGCCAGGGGGGTACCAGCCCTGCCCCGTACCCCGGGGTATCCACCTTAGGCACCACGACACACTCCTCAAAAAACTTTTCCCCTACACCGACATTACGCTCATTTGTGACCCAGACAGCCGTGACACGGTTTGGGGTTTCAGCGTCAGCGAGGTGGACTGTCTTCATTTTATTTATGTCAAGAGTGCTTTCCGCCGTTTTGGGTTGGGGTCATGGTTGTTGCGGGAAACGGGCTTGTGGGGGGATGAGGTTGTGATGAGTCACAGGACACCGGCTTTGTATCGTGCATGGCCGGGGATCAGATGGTTATGGAACCCTTATAGGATGATGGCATGGAATTGAGTCAAGTATTTTTCAGCTCGGTGATTCAGGTACCCGGATATTCTGGGGATATGTTGCGTGCTGGTGGAGATATGAGTTTGAAGTTGATGGAGGATTTGCTGCGGGTGGAGCGTGCGGGGGAATGGGTGCGTTATATACCAAAGCATCACATTTTAGTTTTTGAGACTGAGGAAGATGGCAGGAAGTCCAAAGAAGCGAGCAAGAAGGGAAGCGGCAAACGATCTGGGGTGGACGCGGGAGCAGCGTCTGCTGGTGGAAGAGGCCGTAAGAAGAAAGAGAGCTAGGGACGGGGTCCGCGATAAGTTACGGGCGGTTGGTGATTCTTTAGTTTTAAGTTTACATCCCAAGCAACGCGAGTTTTTTGAAAGCAGCCGGAAGAAGAAGCTGGCGCGGTGTAGCCGGAGAGCGGGGAAGACGCATTTGGCAGCAGTGGGATTGGTCAGGGCTGCAATTGAGACTGACAATGTTTTGGTGCCTTACATCACGCTGTCGATTAAAAATGCGAGAAGGATTGTATGGGCCACGTTAAGGGAGATTGAGCGCAATTGGGGTTTTGGAATGGAGTTTTTGGAGAACCAGCTGATTGTAAGATTTCCCAATGGGAGTCAGATCATCATGGGCGGGTGCCAGGATGAGCAGGAGATTGAGAAATTTAGAGGGCCGAAATATTCATTATGCGTGATTGATGAGTGCCAGAGTATTAGGAGCAAGACCTTGGAGACATTGGTGGATGATATCTTGGAGCCTGCGCTGCTGGACTATGATGGATCAGTATGGATGTTTGGCACGCCTGCGGCGAGTGCGGCGGGATATTTTTATGACATGGACCAGCTGGATCGATCACCGTGGGAGCAGCATTTCTGGACGTTATTGGAAAATCCGCACCTTCCTGGTGCAGCGGCTTGGTTGGAGAGGCGGCGCGAGGAAAATGGCTGGGATGATGAAGATGCCACCTACCGGCGGGAGTATCTTGGCGAGTGGGTCCGTGATGAAAACTCTCTTGTATACGCATTTAACAAAAAGCGGAATCTGGTGGAGGATCTGCCAGATGTTGATTTTGAGTATGCTTTGGGCGTGGATTTGGGTTTTGTGGATTCTACGGCATTCACAATCATTGCGTGGAGTGAGGAGGTGGCAGAGACATTTGTGGTGGAGACTCAAAAATACACGCAGCTCACTTCTGATGAAATCGGAAGAAAGATCCAGTATTTAGATGCAGAGTATGATTTTTCCAGGATTGTTGCAGACACCGGCGGGTTAGGAAAAATGATTGTCGAGGAGATGAGCAAGCGTTACAGCATGAATATTTTACCGGCACAGAAGCGGCAGAAGCATGATCACATTGAGCTGCTGAATTCTGATCTGAAGAAGGGGAAGCTCTTGATCCTGGACACAGAAGAAAACCGGGAACTGGTGGATGAGCTGGAGCTGCTGGAATGGGATCTGACCGAGATGCAGAAAGGCCGGTACATTGAGCGGGCGGACTGTGAGAACCATGCGTCTGATGCGATGTTGTATGCATGGCGTGAGAGTTTAAGTTATATGCACACGCCGGAGAGCTACAGACCCAAAGAAGGATCCGAGGAATGGTTCCGGGAGGAGGAGGAGCGCATGGAAGAAGCAGCCCTGATGGCCATAGAAAACGAGGATGATGTTCCGTGGTGGGAGGAGCGCGGGATGGACCCTGGATACCAGTGGATGAACTGATGAAAACCAAAGCAAAAAAATCACTAACCAAACGTCAGATGAATGCACTGAAGCGGCATTCCAAACATCACACGGCCAAGCACATGAGCATGATGCGCCGGTTGATGAGAAGCGGAAAAACCTTCACGGAGTCCCATAAGCAGGCCATGAAAAAAGTAGGGCGCTGATGGCAAAGTATAAGGGTAAGAAAGTGCCATTGAATAAACCAATCCGCACCAGCGGCGAGAGCAAAGCGTTCAAGGTTTATGTCAAAGATGGTGACAAGATTAAAATTGTTAGGTTTGGAGATCCCAAAATGCGGAATCGCAAATCTAATCCTAAGGCACGGGCCAATTTTAGAAAGAGGCACCGCTGCTCAACCCCAGGCCCTAAGACCAAAGCACGGTATTGGGCCTGCAGATCATGGTGATTTATGAAAAAGAAAATGTCTAAAGCGGCCAAAATCCGCAAACTGAAGCGTCAGAAACCTGGTTTGTATCGGAATATCAACCTGAAGCGTCTTGGTGCTGGTAAAACTAAACGGCGCCGTAAGCCGGGGAGCAAGGGCGCACCGACAGCTGCTGCATTCCGGCGTTCTGCCAAGACTGCCAAGAAAAAGTAATGGCCAAGCCTAGAAACGATCAGGCTATTTTAGAAAACCAGGCGGCTCAAGCACTGAGGCGCCCGGTGCGTTCTGATGTTTTGCAGCCTATGGAGCAGCCTGTTTTTCAGACAGATGAGCCAACAGATCAAAATGCGCTGCAGCAGGCGATTATAGATTTAGCAGAATATCTTCCAAAAAATGTGCAGCGTGCGGCAAGGGCGCCAAATCCACTTTCCATGATTGCACAGAACCTTTTGATAGGTTCACCGGCACAAGCAGCAACCGTCAGAGAAAAAATTCCGGCCTACGGCGGCGGACCCTATGCCAATGCCCGGACAAAATTAATCGAGGCATTTAAAGAAGCAGATCCTGCAGTTCAATCTTTGCGGAAATATTTCACCAAAGAAGAACTGGAGCTGATGGACCCTAAAGCTGTTGGAAAAATTCAGGCATTATTGCAAGCGCAGCCTATATCACCGCGCAGAATGGAAGGAGAAGACAAAAGAATCCTTGCAGGCGGCAGCGGATTACGTTCCCCGGAGCTGGCAGCGATGGCGCAGCGCGGAAAATCTAAAAAAGGATGGTACAAAGCCAGCGGAAACGCTCTAAATTCTGTTTTTGGCAGCGACACGCCGCGTTTTGTAGCCCTTTTGGCTGCAACATCACCGCAAACCAGCGTTGAATCTAACCTGGAAAACTCTTTAAACATCTGGAAAGAGTGGACAGCCGCTGGCAGGCCCCAAGATGAAGCAGAAATCATCAAAATCATGGGATCTGCAGTCCAAAAATCACCAATTGAGCGCAGAAACCGAGAACAGCTGGCAACATTAGCAAAAGATCTTGGTTTGGGCGAGGATGGAACCAAAGATGAGCTGATTGCCAAGATATCTGCGTTTCAATCGGCATCACCGCGTAACGCGCAGATGGTAAATCAAAAATCGGTGCTTGGAGCATGGCGTCCAAACTCGGTGCGGGCATTGACTGCGCCTGAAGGAGCAGATATCAGGCTATCAGGCGCCAAGGTCAACAGTTTCCGGCTGAATATTTTAGGAAATACTGATGAAGTGACTAACGATACCTGGGAAGGCAAGGCCGTTGGCGTGGTTCAGGGTGTTTTTAGTGGTGCAAAACGTAAATTTGAAACGGGTCTAGGAAAAGAAGATCTCGGATATAAGTCACCGGGATATCTTGCCAGCTCTGCGCTGCATAGAAAAGCAGCAGAGACACTGAAAAAGAACACAGGCCGTGATTGGTCTGCCAGGGAAGTCCAGGAAACGGTTTGGAGTTTTGTCAAAGCAGTGATGGAGCAGCGAGGCGAGGCTGGTGAAACCAGAACCATCCCTGAAATCATTGCAGATACAGAAGCAATTGATCAACGTATTGCACAAGTCCCGGATTTTGCTACACTATTAAGTTCTGGCAAGTATGCCGAAATTCTAACGGATGCAGGATATGGAGAAAAACTCACAGGACTCACAGAAATCTCAGGCTTTGGCGCCGGAGATGAGGGAAGCGATTCAGGTACTTACGGTGAACAAATTATTGGAACCGTTGGTCAACGACTTGAACAGCAATACCGAGCAGATGCAGTCCCAAGAGTCTTCACCAACATCAGAAAGAAGCTTAGACCCTCTGAAACAGGAATTAGTGGATCAGGGCCTTTCACCAGAGGACGCGGAGGAACTACTGCAAATCAGTTAGATTCCTTTTCCTTACCCGCCGAAACTGTTCAGGAGCTTCAATCATTAGGCATCCAGGCTCCTGAAACCATTGTACAGCTGAAGTCCAATAAACGCGGCGCAGCTGCATTCACCAAAGCCATCACAGAAGCAAAAAATTCCACAAAGTTTGGAACATCTGTTTACGTTTATCCCACAGAGGATTATGAACAGATGAAGCTTTATGTCACCCCAGACAAAAAAGCAGGCTTTGCGATCAAAGATGATGGTGACATTGTCAGCGTCTTTAACCACAAGAAATCCAAATATCGCGGATCGGCACCCATTATGATGATGCTGGCTGTGCAGGAAGGCGGCAGAAAACTAGACGCGTTTGATGTTGTGCTGCCGCATATTTATTCCAAAGCAGGATTTAAAGTAGCATCAAGGCTGCCGTGGTCTGATGATGAGGCGCCTGATGGATGGAGCAAAGAAGACTTTGCCCAGTTCAACGGCGGACAGCCGGATGTTGTGTTTATGTACTATGAACCAGACCTCCGTAAAACCGAGGTGCTGCCGTTTGGCCCGCGACAGTATGATCCTAATGATGAAACGAGAAACAGCCTGCTGACTGATGATTATATGCGTGCAGTCAGTATGCAAATTGATGCTGTAGAAGGAAATGAAACTATTGATGAAACAGAAACCGTTGGAGAACCAGGAGCAGCTGAAGAACCTATTGCAGTTCCTGAGTGAAAAACGCGTTGCCGAGTTTGAAGGGCAAGGCATCAAGGTAAAATTTTACCAGGAACTGCCGGATCTGATGCCGCGTCTGCAGCAGCAGCCAACCGAGCAGGAACTAAAACAACAATTTGAACAATTCTGACTATGTACTGGTGGCAAACGGATAACGAGGAGGAAATCGGGAATCTGCTCTCAGAAACTATTGGCGAGATGCAGGATGATCACATGGGACGCAGGACCATGAACCTGGATATGCTGCGGATGTATACGCAGCGGGAATACAACCGGCTGGATCGGTTTGACCCTAGCCAGCGCATGGGGATGCCAATCGGTGAAGACTTCCGTATGCGTCTGAATGTCATTGGTAATATAGTGGACACACT